CTAACTACTTTTTTCTAAAGAAAATTCAGATACATAACCCCTAAATTAGACACTAGACACCTCTTTTTCTAAAAACTATTAAATACACACATCACTACCCTCTTTTGTCTAGGCTGGTGCTATATATACCCCCTTCCTTCCCTCTTTACAGGGAGTTTTTCCTTTTTTGAAACTAGTGACTACTTACGGTAGGTAACTTATGGGGGGTGGGTCTATTACCCCGCCCTTGCGGACAAAAGTTTGTCGGTCAAAAAGTTTGCTAGATTGGGTTTCAGAAAACACAAACCAAATCGACTTCCTAATCGGAGGGGTCAGGGTAAAAAATGGTTTCTGGCCCCAGAATGTGTTGTGGCCCACAACGGGTTTTCGGGCTTAGAATGAGGCATAACCTAAAATGGGGATTATGCCTCATTCCCCATTTTGGGTTTTGCCGCCTGAATTGACCTGCCCGCATGGGGCGGGCTATTGTGCGGCATGGCAACGGTTATCAGCATTGATCCCGGCGTAAGCGGGGCATGGGCTAGGGTTACTAATGACGGCGGAAAGCCCCGCGTCCTAGCCGTGCAGGATTTGCCCGTCTATTCCGAAAAGACCGGGACGGGAAAGATCCGGCGGTACATTGACGCGGGCGCGCTATTAGACGCCCTGCGCGACGAAAGCCCCGACTTGCTGATTTGTGAGCGTATGGTGGCCCCGCCCGGTATATCGTCGAATACCGCGTTCAGCATGGGCGCGACTATGGGCGCGCTTCAAACGGTCGCGCGGCTATCGGGCTTCCCGTCCCGCTTTGTAGTTTCGTCCGTTTGGAAGCGGGCATTGGATTGCCCGGCGGACAAAGAAAAGGCCCGCCAAATGGCGGGCCAATTAATGGGCTTTGATTTTTGGCCTTTGAAGAAAGACCACAACCGGGCGGAAGCCGCCCTTATAGGCCTCTATGGCTTAATCGCGTTTGGCGGCGGCTAGGCAAAGCAAAGCATAACCTAACGCGATAGCCCCTAAAATCTCCGCAAGGATTATCATGGGGCCAATGCATCCCACAAAAGGGCGAGGGGCAAGGCGTAGAATAGGGCGACAAGTAGCCAGTAAACCGGGTTTTCGCTCATAGCTTAGCCCCCTTTGCGATAGCTTCCGCCTTGCGCTTGCTTTTACCATGCGCAGGAAAGCCGATAATAAAATCCCGCGCGGCAATGGAGCAAAGGCCACAGGATTGGCAGGTCACATCGTCCCGATAGGTCGCGGGGCATGGCACTACCTTCCGCCCTTGCGGGGTTTTTAGTGTTTCGTTCTTTGCCGCATCCATTGGCAGGATAACCGTTACCGGGCCAATGCCGAACCCCGCCAAATGATCGGCATGGCGTAGATCATTGCCCGAAAGATTAATGGTAAAGCCGCCTTTATTCGCTTCTGCGATTGCTTGCCCATTGCGCCCTAAAGCGGGGTTGTAGTGTGTATAGGTAAAGCCCCGTTTCCCGGCATTGGCCGCGACTAGATCCCATAGGGCTTCTCTATCTATATGCAACCCGTCTCCGCATAGGTCGCCGGACTGATTATGCCGCCAAAGCGCGCCCGGTTTAATTGCGGCGATTTGTTCCACGAAAGCGGGCCATAGTACGCCAGCGCGACCGTCCGAAACTTTGTCCCAAAACATTCTCAAAGGCCCGCTTTCCGCGTAGCATGGCCCGCCCTTAAGCGGGCACGCATCGGGGCAAGTTTTCTTTTCGCTAGTCGAAACGGGAATTGGCCCGGTTTTTTCGTTGCGGCTTTTCATGGTCAAGTGTGCGCGATATTGCATGATCTTTTTTCCTCTTTTGAACGTGAAAAGGCCCGCCATTGCGGCGGGCCATATTGTCGCGGCGGCTTAGGCCCCTTTACTTTCCGCTAGTTTTTCCGCGAAAGCCCATATGGCCCGATTAAGGCGCACGTCCTGATCGACGCCATTAATCGCGCGCATAGTCGCGCGGCGGTAACGCCCATTTGCCTGCAAATTACTCCATCCCGACAAGCCGCCCTTTATGGCGTTCTCTTGCAGGCGATTAGTTACCGCCCATAGGTTTTCGCCCGCATCCGCCATGCGGCGCTTGTAAAGCAGGCTTTCGGGCGCGATAGCTTGCCCCGCATTGCTGCCCTCAAAGCGCAATTTGTGGACGGCTTCCGCGAAAATCTGGCTTTCGTCGCGGGTCAATTCGATTTGACGCCATGCTTTAGCCCGTTCAACCGTTTGTTGCGCTTCCGAAACAACCGTGAAAGAGGCGTCTATGACGTCCCGAACAGCGCTTTCCCGGTGCGGGATTTTTACAGAGCCGTAGCTTTCCGAACAGACTACCATGCCATTGGCACATACAAGGCGGAAAAGGCCCGCCATTAATTGGTACGCGGAAGAACCGTCATGGGAATTGATTAGGACTAATTCGGGAAAAACCCCGCCTAATTCTGCCACGCCAGCCGCGTCCCGCGCGCGTAGCCGGATCATGTGTTTCGTGTAATCGCGGCGTCCGGTGGAATTGTCCCGAACGCGGGATTGCATGGCCTTAGTTATGGCGAACCGGTCGCGCAAGCCGTATAGGATGTCTAACGTTGAAACAAAGCCGTAGCGTTCCGAACGGCTAATGTGCGGCGCATCGGCGACAATAGACGGGACTGCGCGCTTTAAATCCCAAAGCGTAACAGGGGCGTTGTGGATATCTTTTGTTTCGACAAGGTTTTGGGTGACGGTCTTGAGCATGGTCTTCTTCCTTATTTGGGATCGGAACGCGGCGGAATTGCCGCGCGCTTTTCATGCCATGATTTGCCGCATGATACTAGGCAATTCGAAACACATTTTCCGCGCGATTGGCCCGATTTGGGGCGGGCTTGCGCCCCGTTTGCGTCTAGTCTACTTTGTTTTGTATCCGAAACGGTTAACGGACTGAATGCAATGCCTTTTGAAAAGGGCAAATCTGGCAATCCCGGCGGGACTAACATTAGGCAAGCCCGCGTCAAAAGAATAGTCGAGGGGCTAGGCGAGGGCGCGGCCCGCCGTTTGGGCGAATTGCTGCAAAGTAATAACGAAACAATCGCCCTTGGTGCGGCGAAAGAGATCCTCGCCCGCGTTGCGCCCATCCCGAAACAAGCCCGCCTTGAAGTCGACGTGCAGCACGGCCCTAACGCCCATTTAGCGGCGCTTATCGCGCTTGCGCGTAAGAGTGCCCAGCCGAATGAGACAACGCCCATTCTGGACATAACGCCCCAAATTGAGCCAATGCGCTCGCTATCCGTGCCAGATACGCAAGGCGAGCAGGACATTGCCGAATTGGTTCATGACGCAATATTCGAGGATGACGATGGCGAAACGAGCCAAGAAACCTAAAATGAGCGTCATCCAACGGATCGAGGCGCTTGGTGACCAAACGGGTCCGCAGACCCAAAATGGGTCAGAAAACCCCCCGTGGGGTGGGGAGGGGCCCCGGCCCCGTTCCGATAACGACCATCCACTTCCGCTATCTGAAAAAACTGAAACGCCCCCGACCCCTCCACCCCCGTCACCTGCGACGATGCAGGACGCCTACGAGCTATTTGTAGAAGCTTACAAAGACGACCCTGTCGCATTCGTGGAAATAGTCCTCGGAGCCAAACCGCTTCAATGGCAAAAGGAGTTTCTGTCCTCCATTGCTTCTGGCGAACGGCGGATCTCCGTCCGCGCAGGCCACGGCGTGGGTAAGTCCACGGCGTGTTCATGGGCGCTGATTTGGCACATGCTGACGCGCTTTCCGCAAAAGGCAGTGTGTACCGCCCCCACCTCCGGTCAGTTGTTCGACGCGCTCTTCTCCGAAGTTAAAAAATGGATCAACGTCCTCCCCCCGGTGTTACGAGACAGCATTGAGGTGTTCTCCGACAGAATTGTGCTAAAAGCGGCACCGGAAAGCAGCTTCATATCGGCACGTACCTCATCCGCCGAACGACCCGAAGCCCTCGCAGGCGTCCATTCCGAGCACGTTCTGCTGATATGCGACGAGGCTTCTGCTATTCCTGAGCCCGTGTTCGAGAGTGCGGCAGGCAGCATGTCCGGCCACTCTGCAACGACAGTGCTTATCGGGAACCCGACCCGCAATAGCGGACTGTTCTTCCGTACCCATCACGCCTTGCGGAACGATTGGAAGACGATGCACGTGTCCTGCCGGGATAACCCGCTTGTCTCGCAGGACTTCATCAACCAGATCGCTGCAACCTACGGAGAGATGTCCAATGCGTACCTTGTCCGCGTGTTGGGAGATTTCGCGCTCCGCGACGATGACGTGCTTATTCCGGCAGAGTTGGTTGATACCGCGATGCACCGCGATGTGGTGATGGACCCCAACTCGCAACTGATCTACGGGCTCGACGTAGCGCGCTTCGGTGACGATAGAACAGTCCTGTGCAAACG